ACAATAGTGGCTATTGAAAAATCAATAATTCGTGTAGATAAACTTCTTCAAAAATTTGATGAGTCATTTATGACACTCGATATGATGGAATGTGATAAGGCTCTGAAAGCACAATCAAAAGTACATTTAACAAGTGTTTATTTCTTTATACAAGGAGCAATTGCTGCTGCTAATAATTGTGCAGTGATGGAATCAGATAAACTTTATCAGAAAGCAGATGCGATGTTAGATAGCTTTATTAATAACAATTGTGGATGTACAGGAAATAATTATTTAATAACATATTTTTAAATTATAAAACCTATGGGATGCCAATCAACTAGTTGTAGATCATGTGGAAAAAAATATCCAGCATGTCAACTAAAAAATGGACTTTGTAATTATTGCATTGCTAAAAAATAAAATAATATGTTAAATCCAAGATTAACAACTTGTGTAGAATGTACAACAATACAAACATTATTAATTGATATAGATCTCAAGATGTTTCATCTATCTAAAGATTTATATAATAATGTTGTATTTATGTTAAATAGATCTGTAGATGCATCATCTATGTTTGATTTGTTAAATTATAAAAGAATTTTAACATATAAATATTATAATTCAGATTATGCTAGTGATTTTACTGTGGAAATGGTGGCTGACAGAGTAAAAAAATTAACAGTTGGAAAAAAGAGAGATTGTATGTGTGAAGATAACACTACGTACACTCTTACTACAACAACAACTACAACTGCTACACCCACTACTACTACAACAACAAGTAGTACAACTAGTACAACAAGTACTACTAGTACATCAACCAGTAGTACAACAACAACTACTACAACAGCAACACCAACCACCACAACAACAACAACAATTTAAATAAATAATAATATGGCTTGCTCAAATTGTTTCAACGGATGTTCAGAAATTACATCTGATAAATGTGTAAAATATACAGGACCCACTATAGCATTATTAGGTATCACAAATGGGGATACACTTCTTTCTGTAGAAAATAATATAACCACATATTTACTAACAGCTCTTGATGGAACAGGAATAGTTCCCTATATAGATCCACTTTCTCTATGTACTTTAGTTTCAGGATATCTTCCTGTATCAGGAGACATAACTCTTGTACATATAGTAGATGCTATATTCAAATCTCTATGTGACTTACAGACACAAGTGACAGCTAATAGAGATGAACTTGATGCATTAAATTCTACATACACTACAGATTGCTTAACAGGAATAGTAGATGATACAGATACACATGAAGTGTTGGATGCAGCTATTGCACAAATATGTTTAAATATTACAGCAATATCAGATTTAGCATTAGACCTATCTACAAACTATATAGCAATAACAGATATAGATAGTTATATAGCAGCTTATTTAATTACTATTGGAGACACACTACAAAGCTCTAAGATGCTTCCTTATACAGCATTTGAGTATTATGGTCCACTTACTTATTTTGATGCATCTGGAGCAGGTACAGGTGACTGGGTGGATATATATCTATGTAATGGAAACAATGGAACACCTGATAAAAGAGGAAGAGTTGGTGTAGGAGCAATTGTAGGTATGGGTGGAGGAGCTTTAGATGCAGCAGTTGATCCAGCAACTTCCACCAATCCCAATTATGCTGTTAGTGATAAATCAGGAGCTAATGTCATTACATTAACTACAGCACAAATACCAAGTCATGATCATACAGCCTCTGCAAGTAATGATGGTGATCATAATCATAAACTTTGTACTACTAGTGTTTCAGGAAATAATCCTATTGGTGTCAATGATTATCTTGATCAATATCAAAATTCTGGAGGAAATTTAGAATATGCTTTAAAAGGAACTAGTAATGTGGCTAATAGAGGAATTACAAGTACAACTGGTGATCATACTCATACAATTACAATAGATCCTACAGGTGGTGGTGATTCTCATGGAAACATTCAACCAGTGTTAGCTTGTTATTATATCATATATTTACCATAAAACCTAATGACGGTATTAATCACATTAACTATTGCAGGAACTGATACAGGACCATTTAATCTATATTCTAATTTAGATGGATATGTGACACCTTTTGAAACAGGTGTGGCTAAAGCGTCTTTAACATCAGGATATTCATCAATATTAGTTCCTGACTACACTGTTGTAATAAGAGTTGTAAGTGATGGTGATTGTCCTAATTATCTAGATATTCTTTTACAAGACACCATCACTACAACTACCAGCACATCATCTACAAGCACTACATCAACCAGCACCACCAGCACCACCACAACTACAGATGGATATAATTATTATCTTGCCACTATATATGTTTGTGGAAGTTGTGCTCCACTTACTTATGATAGAATAAGATCATTAACACCTCTAACATTAGGTGTATATTATAATCCAGGAGATGGATACATATATAGAACGTCTGGTTTAAATGTAATGGGAGCATATGTAGCTGAATTTGGAGCTGTTTATAATGCAGCAACTTGTGTACTTGCTTCAGGAATTGGATGTTAAAACCAAAAAATTATGACAGGAACAATTATAGTAACAACAATAGGACTTGACACTGGTCCATTTAATATTTATTCAAATTTAGATGGATACTTAACAGCATTTGATGTAAATATATCAAGAGCTCAATTATTGGCTGGATATACAACAAGCAATATCCCAGATGGTACAACAAAAATAAAGGTACAATCATATCAAGAACCTTGTTATCTATATATTGAAATAGACCTAGATGTTTTATTGTGTTATAAATTAGGTATGACTATTTCTCCTAATTATTATTATTTTACAGATATAATAGTTGATGGAAATCAAACCTATGTATATGGAACTTTCAATCAATATTTAAATGGAACAGATTGGTATCCAGAAGTTAGACTGATTAGATTGAATGAAGATAGAACATTAGATGAATCCTTTGATATGTCTACGGGAGGACCTAATCAAGTGTTATATACAGGATCTTCAATATTTAAGCAATCTGATGGAAAACTTATATTAACAGGAACATTCACTACATATAAAGGAACTGCTGCAAATAGAATAATACGAATAAACAATGATGGAAGTATAGATGGAACATTTATATATGGAACAGGATTTAATAATCTTACACAAAGTCCTGGAATTGATTCTTTAGATAGAATAATAGTCCCTGGAAAATTTAATAATTACAATGGAAATACCACTTATAGAATAGCAAGACTTAGTTCTACAGGAACATTTGATGCCACTTTTGTAACAGGTAGTGGATTTAATAATACAACTGTTGATGTTCTTGTAAATGCAGATGATGGGATGTACGTAACAGGATATTTTAATACATACAATGGAACTGGTGGACTTAATGGCATTGTTAAATTAACATCAACGGGAGCCATAGATGGTACATTTAGTTCAGGAACAGGATTTTTTCCATATCTTCCAGAACAGCCAAACTATATGGCAAGAATACCTGGAGAAACTTCATTTATTGTAGCTGGAGCTTTTACATCATATAATGGAAATCCATATGGACATATTATTAAATTGACATCAACTGGTGCTGTTGATGCTACATTTGCAGCAAATTCTGGTACAGGATTCGATGGTAATACATATGCTCTTGGGGTAAATATAATTTGGGGAGATAAGATATTAGTGTATGGTGATTTTTTTACAAATTATAATGGAACTCCTGCATTCAGTGCTGCAGTGCTAAATCCAGATGGTACATTATATTATGCACCTACAGTTTATTATTATTATCCTTTCCCTATTGGAAATATATTTTATGGTGCTGGTTATGATGAATGCTTAGTACCCATCCATACCTTTGATCCTAGCGTAACAACATCAACATCGTCTACAAGCACAAGTAGTACATCTACTACATCAACAACAACAGCTATCCCACTTACAACAACATCTACAACAACATTAGCACTAACAGAATATTGTTATGAAGGTAATTATGAATGTGGAGACCCTTTACATGAAATTCCTGGACATGAACCTGATACAGGAAGCGTAACTTATTTTAATGAATTTGGAACATCTGTCACAAATTATTATTGTTTGGATGATGGTATAATAAGTATATATGCATCTTCAACTCCAACAAAAATAGGAATGATTAGTGCAACGTGTCCTCCCACTGAAAATTGTTATATAATTGAAAGTTGTTCAAAACCTCAGACACTATATTATGCATCTATGACTAATGGTTGTATATTTGGATCAACCGCTGTATTATCAAGTAGTTGGAGTGTTGGACAATATGTACAATTTATAGTAGGAACGGGATGTCCAACTGCATCTACACAATGTGGTAATATTCTAGGCACTTCTGTTACTGCTCCAACAGCAATAATTTCAAGTAATACTAAACCATCAAACTGTTATGACGGTATGTGTCTTTAATGAGGTATTAAAAAATCTTGTTTTTGTTGGTTTTACAAGGTTTCTCCTAGGGATTATGTCCCTAGGAGTTTTTGTTTTATAACTAAATTAATTATCTTAAATAACTAGATTAATTAAATTAATTTGCATAGTTTGAAAACAATTCCTTATCTTTACAGTAATTTTAACTAATACAATTGTATATGGATAATAATGAATCATTATTACAAAGGCTAGAAAAACTATTATGTTGGAAAAAAAGCAAAAAGTTTTATGCCGAGAAACTAGGAATTAGTGAAGATGATGTAGAAGTTCTCATAAGAGAAATAAAAAGTAAAGACGACGAAGAAGAAGTATTTGAATATAATAAGAAAGTAAACATTGAAAAGGGAACATTAGAGAGTACAATAGTAATTGATTTTGACCCCAAAGATGATGAAGAATTAGCAAAACTACATAAAATTGATTTAGATAAGTTCATCATAACCAACTACTGGTCAAAGGTTAAGCCTAATGGTAAATTTACTTCTTCTGTATTTTGTAAGAGAAAACAAGCAGAAGATTATACTCCTGAAGATTTTGCAAGATTTTTAGAAGAATATGTACCAAATAATATTAAAATTGAAAAACCTACTATTGATGGAAGACAACATATTGATGTTGAACTTTCTATAGCAGATTATCATCTTGCTAAGAAATATGTAAATGGTGATAATAATATTAAAGACAGAGCTCTTGAGTTTTTTAATATGGCAGAAGATTTAATACATAAAGCAAGAGCAGCATATAACATCAACACTGTTATATTTCCAATATCAAATGATTTCTTTCATACAGATAATTATAGTAATTCAACTACAAATCTTACTCCTCAGGATGTAATTTGTGAATATGATAGAGAATATGAAATAGGATTTGCAACATTAGTTGACACTATTAACATGTTAAGACAAAATGCTAATAATGTTACAGTGTTATTAGTACAGGGAAATCATGATAGAACTAAATCTTTTTATTTAGCACACGCATTAGATGTCTTCTTCAAGAATGACTTGGATGTTGAATTTATTCGTAATCATAGTACAATTAAAGCTATTGTAACAGGAAATACATTTATTGGCTATCATCATGGAAATTGTAAAATAGAAGACCTACCTTTATTATTTGCTACAGATCCAGATTATTCTAAACATTTTGGAAATGCTAAATTCAGAGAAGTCCATACAGGTGATAAACATCATTATATGGCTAAAGAGTTAAAGGGTGTGAGAGTACAACAAATGCCTAGTTTGTCAGGAGTTGACAGATGGCATAAAGATAATAATTTTGTAAATAATATACGAGCTGCTTTATTATTGGGATATGATGCCATTGAAGGTAAAGTGTGTGAGTTTGAAAAAAGAATATAAAAATGTCAACATTAAGGAAATTAGTATCAGATGTTCGTTCTACACATAAGATCTTGTCAACTGATAGTCTTATAACAGACAGAGCTATTGCATCTGAAGTCAGAAACAATACTCTCTTATTAGTAAAAAGAGAAACAAACTTAAGAAAGCTTTGGGCTACTGATACAATATTTACAACAATACCATGCCTAGAAATGTGTGAAGTACCTATTTCTGAATGTTGTGATTATGTAGATGAATGTAACATAGCCCGAAGTAAATATAAAATTCCAAAAGTTGCTGAAGGAAATTATCAATATGTAATACAAGGAGTATATTCTATAAATGCATTAAGTGGTAAGGGTAAGAAATTAAAAGAAATTACTATTAATAGATATTTAAATCTATTAAGACTTCCCATAATTAAGAATGAAGAATATTTCTGGATAGTAAATGATTATTTATATATTACAAATCCTAATGTTCAACTTACACGATTTACAGCATTCTTTGAAGAAGATGTTCCAAATGAGATTTTATATCCAGATTGTGATTGTGGAACTAATTACACTACAGAAGATTTATGTAAAAATCCATTAGACAGAAAATTCTCTCTTCCTGGATATTTACAAACACAAGTTTTAGAATTAACATCTAAAAAACTTCTTCAAACATATTTTTCATTAAAAACAGATATTTCAGAAGAAGGATTAGATGGTCAGGCACCAAATCCAAACATAAATAAATGAGGGTAAAAGTAGATTGGAGAAGCTCTAGTAAAAGCAATTATGTTGATTTTTGTAAGAAGCATCCATCAATTATAATCTCTTATGATAAATGGAAAAATATTCTATATACGTTTAATAATTTATTTAGAGAATATATATTAGAAACGGGAGAGAAAGGTAAACTTCCATATGGTTTTGGAAATTTTTCAATCAATAAAAAGAAGCGAAAAAAACTTGTAAATAAAGATGGGAAAGAATTTATAAACCTTCCTATAGATTGGAAAAAGACTAAAGAAAAAGGAAAATATATTTATAACTTTAATTACCATACAGAAGGATATTATTTTGGATGGATAT